TGCGGTGTTTATGAGAAGCATAGCAGCGTGATACCCGAGCCACGCTTTGGTTGCTGAGATAGTGAGGCTGGCTATGGTTTTGATGTCCTCCTTATGTTCAGACAGGTATTTCACACCGTCTTTCATGGCATCAAACAAGCCGATTATCTCAGCCTTGTTCTCAAGTACCAGGTTGTTCTTAAACTCCAGCCATGCGTTGCTGACCTCGTTCAGCCCGCTCTGCAGGGTGGTAAGACTCTCGGGCAAGAACTTCTCAAGGTCTGCCGCCTGCCGTTTAACCGCCTCAAGTAGTATCTTAGGATCTGCCGCTGACAGCAGGCCCTTGTTACGCATCTCGGCAAGACCGTGTACGGTCGTACCCATGAGGTTGGCAATGTACTGGCCGATGCCGGACAACTGCATCTCAAGTGGGCGCAAGTGGCGCGCGTCCATGCCGCCTGCCTCCAACATCTTACCGAGGTTCATTACACCTGCGGATAACTGGCCCGCGTCAAGTCCTTTGATCTTGGCAATGGTGAGTATCTGGTCGTGAAGCTCGCGTACCTGGTCGCCTGCTATGTCGGAACCAGCAAGCATCGCAAGGAACTTACCGTAGTCGTCTGTGGCCTCTTGCAGCGGGATCCTGAACTTGTCTACCTCGGCACGTATGAAAGCAAGGTTTTTCTGCCCCTCCTCCATGCTGCTGCTGGCGAACACGATACGCTTCATTGCCCCCTCGTAGTCTGCCGCAGACTGCACTGCGTCCTTGGCAAAACCTATGAGCGCATGTGCACCGAAGCCGACACCCAGCGCACCTGACATGGTTCGCAGCGCACCGTTAAGGTTGCTGATAGAAGCCTCGGTTTTATTGGCCGACTGCTCCATCTGGTTCAAGCCTGCCTGCGCCTGCTGAACCCCGCCTATATAGACTACGTACCTTACTTCGCCGCCTTGTATCATTCTCTAAGTTTTAACATGCGCATACCCATTTGCATCTGCCCCATCATGTACAACACCTTGTCAGCGTCCCACGTCCTTATGTCGTCCCGGTAACCGTTATAATGTTGAAGGAGGGCAAGCTCTCCAGCCCACCCTCCTTCCTCAGTTATCGTTATACCGTATTCCTCTACTTTTTTTTAAACACAGGCACAGCCATCAACAGGAACTCGCTGAGCGCAAAACAAGCACCTTTCCAATACATCGCTGTACCTGTCTGGTCAAGTATGCGCGGGTCAGTCTCACTTTTCAGTATCAACGTCTCGAGTGCTGTGCTGCACGCCTCAATGCTGATATTCACGCCTGCTGCCTGTCCTTTGTCCATCAGACGGAGTTGTGTCTGCAGATCAGGCTCGTAAGCGAACCCTACTACAAACTCTCCTGCTTTCTCTGCGTCAGGCAGCACAATCGCAAATACCCTGCGGCCTGTGCTTACACTTATACTCTTCGCCCTCTCCTCAAACCCGGCTATCAGCTCCTCTATTGTCGGTTGTGCGTCTGGTGTGTTCTCCATGTTACTGTGGATCGTTAAAGCCCGCAAATACTCCGCGGATAGTAGTGAAATGCTTTGTGTCGCCCTGCTTCAAGTCACGTCCGTTAGACATGAACTGGCAGTTGTACAGCGTGTCGGTGTACGGTGTCGGGTTGGTAGGCGTTGACTTCCACACCACTTTAACCACGAAAGGAGGGTAAAGTGTGATGTCGTTGTTCGGTGCCAGACCTTCCAGGCGTTTCAACTCGTCGAACGACATCTTGAACTCAAGACCGGTATCAGCCACGTTGCCGTAGCCCCTTGACACCACCTTGTCGCCTGCGCCGTAGTGATCCTCTATTTTACGCTCACGGTTGTAGCGCAGCTCCTGCACCTCCAACAGAGGTACGCCGCCTACGAGAACCGTAATATCTGCCCAGCTTTTATTCGCTACCATTTAGATTATAATTTTGCTTTGAAACTCATGTTCACCTCGATGAAGTCTGCGCTCACCGTAGGCTGTATCGCCACGCCTATGACAATCTTGCCGGTGCTCAACACGTTCTGCGTGTTGCTGATTGTCACCTTCATGTTGCTTATCTCGCTTGCAGCTCGCATCTGAGCGCCTACGGGCACTACTGCCCCTGCGAACGCTTCAATGCTTACGTCACTGATAGTGCCGTCTGCGTTCAGCTGTATCTGTGATTTCAACAGTGGAACTACTGCTGCGTAGATAAGCCTTACCGCCTTGCTCATAACCCTGTTACGGGAGATACGGTAGTACGGACTTGTCTGCGTAATAGCCGTCCAGTCGTTGTTGATATACGTGCCTGCAATGTTTGGAACCGTAGTAGCAAACAGATACCTATAAGCGTCCAGTTGGTCAAGCAGGCTGCTCGCCAGTGCTTTGATCTTCTGCCCGTTAGTAAGTGCCGGTACTGCCATCTCCGTGCCGTCCGAAATATTGAAAGCGCGTATCTCACCGATATTCTGATTGACTGCCGCTGCACTCTCTGTGCCCAGCGCACCGCCGAGGTCGCTGATAGACACACCGCTGTTGATGTACAGTTGCGCACCTTCTGCCTCACCGTCCTGCAGTATCACCGGTGTAACGTAATAGTTACTCTGTGACTGCTGGTTCTCCAGGGTGCTGATGTCAGAGATAGCTTTGATATTCGGTGCGTACAATATGCTGCCTACAGGCATGTATGCCGCAAACAGATCCTCCGCCCTTGCCTGCAACTTCGTGCCGTTAGCTGACACATTCGCTGCGCTTGTAGCTGTGAAGTCCAGCACGCCTATCTGCCTGATCTCCCCGTCTGCCGCCTGCGCCAGTGTTACCACGTCAGCGAAGGTAGAAGATACAGATGAGAAGAAGCCTATCCACAAAACTCCCTCCGGGTTAGCGAAGAAGAACCTGCTGATAATGTAATGCCATACTGCTTTTTTACTGTACGCGCCTGCTGTTGCGCCGCCCGAGCCTGTACCGAACTGCTGCGTGATGGTGCCGGTAGATGTACCGGTTACTGTCACCGCAAGCGGGTTAGTGCTTACCGCGGGGTTAAGCATGATGCCAGTTCCCTTGCGAGCTGTGATGGTCACTACTCCAAGAGCAGATGATGCCGTATATCCGTGAAGATAAGTGCCTGCGTTTATCTTGGCTGCGATGTCTGTGGCTGCACCTGTGGCGGTTGCCGCAGTTGCCACCGTAGCCGTGCCGAGGTCAACGTCTTTCGTACCGAGAGGGTACGTAGTTGACACAGGCACTTTCTCGGTAACAGTCATAGCAAACGTATCACCCACAGTCACCGTGCCACTCACTGTGTATATGGCCTGCGCCTTTGTCTCGTCCGAGTAGTCGTTGGTGATGCCCTTGTCCTCTGCGTCCTGTACGCTGTACACCGCCTGATACGGACTTGTGGCGAAACTGCCCGGAGCTGTACCGTAGAGGACAAGACCGCTCACGCCGTCAAGGCTGAGTGCCGCCTGTCCTAAACTTTCAGTCCCGAGTACGAATGATACTTTACTACGTGCCATTTAAAATTCTTTGATCGTGATTACTTCTTTTTTGCCTTGCTCGCTGCGAGTACCGCTGCGAACTCCTCCTCTGACACCTCAAGCATGCTGAGAATGTCTGCTTTGCTGATCTGCGGCTTGGCTGCTGCAGGCTCACGCAGTAGCGCCTCGTTGAGCGTAGTTGCGTTAATGTTTGCACTCAGCACCTCCTCGCGGCTCATGGTCTTTACCACCACGAAACGAATGTCAGGCTGGTTGCCATCCATGAAAGGTACGTTCACACTCTTGTTGGTGTACACACCGTTGATCTGCTCGGGTACTTCTTTCAGCTGCGTGTACAGGCCATCTTTCGGGCCTCTGAACGCGCGGAAATGGTGGTGCCCGTCGCCGGTGAAATATACCTCCTTGATGTTCGGAGTGCTGTTCAGCGTGTCTTTCAGTTCTTGCGTAATACGCGGTTTAGCAAAGTCAGCCATGTTTGTGTTTTTTTGAGTGTTTGATTAGTATGTGTAGTTCAAGAGCCTATCCGCTTCCAGGTAGTTCTTGCCGTCAAAGATGAACCTAAAATACGAACGTGTGCCGGAAGTGAGCGCAATCCTGTTCGTGCCGGTTGAAACTTTGAATTTGCTGTCCAGATACATAGCATTAGACATGGACGAATTGGTGACATACAGTATGATCTCGTCACCTTTGAAGCAGCCTGCCGTGCTTTTCAGTCGCAGGTTAGCGCTGTCCACAGCCGTGTACGTGTAACGTACCACCGCTGAGTTAGGGCGCAGTTCAATGGTGTCGACCGTTGCACCGGCTGCATCCGTTACCGAGATGTCTTTGTAGCCGATCACTGCCGAGCTGTAATCACGGTTCACGGTGTTACGTGAACTTGTACTCTGTGCGAAACCCGCTACCGTCAGCAGCATAAGGGTTACGAATGTTACTATTTTCTTCACTTTGTTAGATTTAGAAGTTGAATAATGGTTTTACCGATTACACTGTGAAATCGGCAGTTGTCAGCGTGGTCATACAGGCAATCTCGTTCGCAAACTTGATCTGCGTGTTGAACTTCGCCAACGCTTTCATGAAGTACGTCTCGTTCATCGGCAGTGTGCGTGCAATCTCGATGTTGTTCTCGTCAGCGGTACTGTTCATACCGATGTGGAACGCGCCAAAGAAGTCTTTTGTACACTCTGCAAACAGGATAGTGTTGTCAGGGAAACCGTTCAACGTAACGATCTCGTAACCGGCATACACTGTCTGACCTGTGTTCGGGTAGTCGATACCTTTGAAGGTAGCAGACAAGATGAACTGCCTCCAGATGTTCTTGGTCGCAGGCGACACAAGGAACTTCATGCGGTCATACTTCTTCAAGAGACCTTTCTTGTTGGTCGTAATCAGCGCGATCAGACCGTCGAAGAACGTCATAATGTTTGAAGTTGTAATCGTTGCAGGGCTTGCGTAGTTCAGCGTAGTCGCGTCGTTCACTATCAGCTTCATGAAACCGTCGCAGAACTGCAGGCGGTAACGTGAGTCTGTTTTATCAGTGATAACCTGGAACGAAGTAGACGACATCCACCATCCCACCTCCATGTCCTGTGCGAACACGCTCTGCATGGTCAGGTACAGCACGTAGCTGGCGAACTCGTTCGGCAGCTGGCGGCTCAACAGAAGGTCTGTCAGCTGTACGCTGTTCCATGTGTTTTCCAGATCACGCGGGTTGAACGTGGTGTACAACATCGCATCTTTCACCTCGAGTATCTTCTCGGCAACTGTGTAAGTGCCGTAAGAATCTGTAGGCGTTGGGTTGCGGGGCTGTAAGCCTCCGGTGAACGTCATTGTGCGGATATTGATTTTATCCTTCACACCATCCCACACAGATACTACACCTGCCTGAATAGTGTCAGCCTCAAACAGTGAGGGCAGCCAGTACTGCGATGCTATCTGACCGGCGTAATTACTCGTGATGTCTATTGCCATCTTATTTTACTTTAGTTGTTTATTTAATGGGTTGATCTCTTATTTCCTTACGGGCGCTGCTGTCAGGTAAGCGGCTACGCTGCTCACAACTTTAGGTGCGCCCTCTGTGCCGGTCTTACCCGGTGTTGCTGCGGGTGCCTGCCTGTTCACGTTCAGTGACTCCAACAGCGCCTTAGTGCCGTCATGGTCAGCAAGCGCCATTTTCTCCCACTGCTCTACTACCTCCGGTTTATCAGAGATGCGTACACCAACGTGCTGCTTAACGAGTGCCTTAGCGGCGTTCACCTTAGCGGCGTTCTCAATCTCGGTGAGCTTGTTCTTCACCTCAGCCAGCTCGGTGTTTGCTGCGTTCAGCGTCTCCGTGAGCGCCGTAACACGGCTTTCCGCTGCAGTAACTTTCTGCTCTGCGGCGTTGCGGGTCTCAATAATGTTATTGATCGCCTGCGCCTGCGCCTCGACTGATGCCTCGTTCGACAGTCCGAGAAGTTTATTAACCTCCATATTCGCAATTTTAGATTTTATGATGTTTTTGCCAGCGGTAAGCACCTGCTCAACGTCACTGGAATTTGTGATACTATAAATGCTCTTGTCAGATGAGTTGGTCACTCGGTCGCAGAACCCGTACTCAACCGCCTTAGTTGCGTTGATAATGGTGTCCTGCTTCATGAGTGCGCGTATCTGGTCAACCGAGAGTTTACTCTTAGAGGCCAGCATGGTTGCTACACTCTCGTTAACCGGTTCTACCGACTCGCCTGCTGCGTTTGTCGCCTCATGCACCAGACACAAACCGTGCGCCATCCACTCCCTCTCGTCACCTGCCTGGAACACCCAGCCTGCTGTGCTGTCCACAACACCCTGGTTAACCGTCTTGACTTTAAGACCTGATGATTTAAGTGCTGCGTACATTGACATGCCCTCCGCTACATTGCCGCCCTTGCTGTTGATCCACACTTCTACTGAATCCTTGCCCGATGCTTTCAACGCCAGCAGCTCTCTTGCAAACTGTCCACCATCTACACCTACCTTACCTGACGCGTCTTTTCCGATATACTTGTCAACAAGCATAATCGGGATTTTAGCGTTAGGAGTCTGTGTATATGTGTACTGCACGATGTAAACTTAGATAGACCTTTATTCAGTTTTTAATTGGTGTATGCACCTTTTTAGGACAGTATTGCAGAGACGCGGTTCGTGGCCGCTGTTTGCGCTTGTATGCGCTCCAGCTTCTCGCGTATAGCGTCAGTGATGAAACTGGAGCGAGATATGCCTGTGCGCTGCAGCTCGGAGTCCATCTTTGCTATCAGCGGCTTCGGTGGATAGGCCACCACTGTGCGCTCTTTTTTCTGTCCGTAGTCCATGTTAGCTATATACTTCGATGCGTAAAAACCTGTCTACCGGGTTAGTGGCGTGGTAATATTTTATCCGTATGTTGCAGTCCCCCGACGCTCCTGTCGTGAGTGACGCCGACCCTGTGGTTATGAAACTCGTAATGGTCGTGGTCAGCGATATAGTGATACCCGTCAAGCACGGGCAGTATATCTCCACCTCCGTGCCGTGAACAGGGTTACTTGTGTCAAGCGTAAAAGTAGGCCCCGCTCCGAGATTAGTGTACCTGAACACGCCGCCCTGCCCGAAATCGTAAGTAGGCGCCGCCGCTGTGGCATCTGTAGCCACCACAGTCGTGCGTTGATTACCTCCTGGTATTCTACGCAGGTCTGCTGCATCGCAAACATCGGTGCTTCCGCTCGCCGCGCACCCTGCCGCTATCTTGCGTATGCGGTGGGTGTTATGACTTGATCCGTCTTTATAGTCAAGTGGGTCAGTAGCCGCCCACGTTGTCACCGTGCCCAGCACGGGTACTGTGCCCACTCCGCAGGCAAACCCTGGGTTCCATCCGTCAACCGCCCATATTTCGTTCTGGAAAAATATGGACCCCTCTGTTACAAGTGGCCCTGCTGGGTTGTAGTAACACCCCCATATAGCGTAGGGGGTGTTTGGGTCAAAGTACGGCCCAATAATACCTTTCAAAGTGTCCTTAAACCCTTGGTAGATTGCGTCTTGCAGGTGGTCAAGGCTCGTAGGTGAGGTGAATGGCTGACCCGAGGCCCCGTATGTAGTTAATATCCTGTTCATTAGTATGTCGTTATTGAGTATTTTATGCCTGCTGTGTTGAATTTATCAATTATCTGCCTTGCTGTTTTCTCACGTATGTCAGACGAACTGCCGAGGGCGGTGTACACTGCCGCCGGGAAGTGTACCGTGTACTTGAATGTAGACGTAGCCGCAAACGTGGGCGGGTCAAACATAAACCCTGTACTGTATGTCGGGTACATAGCGCTACTGCTATCCGCGTCAGGGTACATCAGAAAACTCTCATCCACTATGGCATCTGTCGTGATGTATATGCCACTGTAGGTGCCGCTGCCCCCGTATGGTGACGGGTACGGTGGTTGTCTGAATGTAGTACCGAAATGCCTGTTTAACTGCCACGTCATTGCAAGGTAGCGGTTGGTATACCTGCTGCGCTCAATACTGCCTATGAATGATGGCAACACTTTCAGCCACCACGTTTTGTCGTTCAAAGCGTTCCCGAGATTGCTGTCTGCAAGGCTCTCGTACACACCGTCTAACGCCCTCACGTAGTCACCCTTGCCGTACACCGTTGCGCCGCTCCAGTACCCGCTGTCCGTGCTGCCGTCTATGTAGAAATACAGCAGTCGTGCGAGCCTGTCGTCAGGCGAGTTAAGAGCCTTCGCCAGTATCTCCCACTTAGGTTTACGCTGCTCCGTAGGGAGCATGTTGACCGTCTGCTGTTGTATGTTGATCTCAGGAACCATTACTCAGGTATGTAGGTTAAAGTGTCTGCCAATGTAGAGCCTGATGTGGTCTCAGGTATGATGTAGCCCGCCTGTGTAGGGTATCTACGCTGAATAAGTGTCGAACTTGTCACCAACGCTATCGCACTCACAAGCGGCGTTGCGTCAGGACGTGCTTTCACGTTGGTAAACACCACGTCGTTCACACCCTCTACCGCTTTGATAGCCAGCTCAAGGTTAGACAGCAGCACTGCGCCGTCGAACGGTATGCCCGCAAGATACGCTGTGATAGCCGCCTCTACATCAGCCTGTATTACCGCTGAGTAGGAACCTTGGTAGTATATGTTGGCCTCCACAAATAACTTGTCTGACTCTCCGCTCACCACGTTGTAGATAAGACCGGGAACGCTGATGAGATTAACGTAAGTCTGTGCCGCAGCCAACGCCCCTGAGTACGTTGTATCAAGGTCAGCCGGTGCACCTGACACCTGTGCCGCCACCTTGATAAGGGTGGTGCCGTAGATACCCGGTACAACTGAGCAGTACTTAATCACCTGCAGTGCCGTGTTGACCGTAGGATAGCCTACCGAGAACGTGGCAGTGTTATACTCCAACACCTGCGGATCCGTAGCGTCGAACTGGAACTTATACATGGCTGCCTGCAGCCACGGTGGGGTCTGCGGTACACCTATGCCCACCTGCGCCTCCACGTCTGCGAGATGCGTGTCCCACAGCTGCTCCAGCGTGCCGTCTGCCGCCGCAGCCACATAGGTCAACAGCTGCCTGTAGTCGAAGTCGCTCCACTCAGAGGGCGTTATGGTAAGCCCTGCCACTGCGCCTCTTGCCACGAGGTCGTTGATGATCTGCTGCTGTATTACACTTATCTCTCTTGCCATGTTATTAACTATCTACTCCCAGAGGCAGGCTTGCATTGAACTGTAGCGTATCGCCTACTTCAAAACCGCCGTCAAGGTTGTTTATGTTGCCTGTTGTACTGTCAAACTCTATATTCGGGTATGGCTGATTGCTGATGAGGAAAGGTGCCAGCAGACAAATACCCGGCGTACTTGCGAGGTACGGTATCGTCACGGTGCCGTCCATATTCAGACTATACTGCGCCGGTATGGTCACGCCGTTATCAAGTGTCACCGTTACATCGGGGTCGGGTGTGTCCACTATACTCACACTCACCTCACACACCTTCCAGATGTAACTGATATGCGGTGTGATAGGCGGCTCGTCTCCATTGTCGAACCCTGTCTCCAGTTGTAAGTTGGTAGGCGGGGTCGTGTAGATGAACCTTGTCTGGTCAGGGTCAAGTACACTGCCTTTAGTATCACGGAAACACGTCTTGAACTCCACCACGTAGTGATAGATGTTGTCGTGGTCGTAGTCCTGCTCCTCGCCCGAGCAATACATCGTAGAGCAGTTGGTCGGCTGGAACCCTACCATCGCCTGACGCACCGCGTCCCTGATGGTGTAGGCGTACAGCGTCTCATCCAGTGTCTCGTCGTCGCCCGCGTCCAGCTGCATATACACGATGTGTAGCCGCCAGCATACGTCGGTCAGCGTCACATTGTCCAGCAGTTGCTCGGTGCGCTCAGGGCGCATCTCAAGGTAGCAGGCCGGGTTGGCAACAAGGTAGGACGTGTTGTTCTTCAACCGCTCTACCTGGTTGTTCCATAGCAGCACCTTCTGAAAGAGTTTTGTCGGCTTTGGCTTTTCGACGTTGGGTACGGCTGACCAATCCCAGGTGATGCCTGCGATCTCAGTTTTGATACTGCCTATTGCGTCGAGAATACAACTTGCCATTACTTACAGAGGGTTACTATTTTACCTTTCGTTACTTCGTTCTCCGGTACACCTGCCACGCCGTTCAACAGCTTAGACAGGTCTGCCGCAATCTTGTCTTTCACCACGTCGGTGTATGCGTCCTGCGGTGCCATCAGCATCTTGCCGATGTCTCCGAGGCTTATAGACCACACTATCTGCGGTTTCTTCTCCAGCCCCTCGGCTACAGCGGTGTCGTCGTCAATCTCACCTATCTTGCCCTCTATCTCATCCACCAGCTTGCTGAGGTGCTGCGCCTTTGCTATCAGCCTGTCCAAATGCGCCTCGGTCTGTGCGAGGTCAACAGCGGTTACGGTACTTTCTGCCATGTTTTACCTGTTTGAGTGTTTAAAATGTTTATGTGTATTATAGTTAACTCGTCTGTGTGCTTCATGAACGGCCTTGCAGGCATGTAGGGCGTACCGTTGTTCACAAAGGCAGCGTACCTTACGGGGTTCGTCATTACGCTTACCGCTCCGAGGTTGGTAATCGAACTGTCTGCCCTTACTGTCTTGCGCCTCAACTCACCTGTTGTACCCTTCAATATCTTCCTCGTTTGCCAGTCTGCGCCCTGATCCACTTCTACATATTTCCCGGTAGGCTGGTTCTTCACTTTCAACACCCGTTTCTCGTAGAACCTTGTGCCTTGCGTCCTCCTCTTTACCTCGTCCCACTTCTTATCATCCAACTGCTCTTTGTCGAACGCCTCTGCGAAATACTGCTTGCTCGCTTTCATCATCAGTATGGCCGCCTGCTTGGTCTGCTGACCGAGTACACTTGCTGCTCTACCGAATCCGAACTTACTCACGTTGTATGTTTAGGTTTGTCCTCTCTTTTCTGACTCTCGTCTTTCAGCGGGTCGCCACCTTTCGCTTGCTCCTTCGGGTCTTTGGCCACGTTGTTATCAGGTTCAATCTCCATCTCCGAGCACGGTACGCCGGTTACGTCAGTGAAGAACTTGCCATCCATCTTCAAGCCGCCCTGCGCCATGGTCAACGCCAGCGTCGCCCATTTCTGGTTCTTCTCTGCCTCTTCGGCTGCTACCGCACGCTCCTCTGAGTCGTTGAGGAAATGTATGTGCGCCCCCTGCGGCAATGCGATGCCGAGGTTACGAAGCATAGGTATCAGCTGCTCGTTGGTGACGTTGGTTACGAAATCGCCGTCGATCATGCGCTTGTTGGCCTTGGCCTTGTCCACCTGGTTGCGGCCCATGGTGTCACGGGTAGCGTCACCGCCGCCCGAGTTCTGCGTACCACCGGCCAGTGGCTCAGTAGTGCTGTCTATGAAGTTGGCATGCCCGCCTATGATCTTACTGATGTCGCTTTTGACCCTGTGGTCAAAGTCGTTGTACGCCTTGTAGCCGTTACCCCTGCTGCCGTCCGTCTTAAACTCCAACTCGTCATGCAGCCCGGTTATGAGATAGCCGTTATGGCCCATGTCCTGCATGTGCTTCTCCTTGACGCGCATCTCAGTCTCGTCCGTGTCGGCGGTCTTGAGGTGACGGTAAGGCTGTGCGAACATCTCAATGAAGTCAGTGTTGTACTGCACGTTGTTACGCTGCAATATCTCCAGTGCCGCTATCTCGTACAGTATGCCGTAGCCACAGCCATTGATGCCGTTAGGCTGTAATGTCGGGATCCACAGATGCCAGTCTTTGTACGGCTCGTCGTCCCAGCTGTAGCCGCCCGGGCTACTCTCGAATATCGCCACTATCCTGCGCTCAGGGCTGATGTTCCAACGCTTCACGTTGGTTATCATGCTCGGTATGTTCTCCTTTATCTCGCCTACGGAGATAAGGGTGTAACCGTAATACTGTGCATCGAGTATAAGGCTGAGTATCTGTTGTTTGTACCACGCTTTCTCGAAATACTCCGTCCACTTCTTGTCTTTCTCCCCGTTCGCATTGCGTATCTCGAAGTCACGCAGCAGCGTCATTTCCTTGCGGGCCTGTACGCAGGCAAGCACATGCGCGTTCAGCATGGTCTTGACGTACATTTTCTGCATCTCGTCGCGGAAAGGCCAGCCTGCAAGCTCTGCGCGTGCCTTGGCGTTCTTCCACGTCTCGAGATCCACCCTCGCCTGCTGGAAAGACGTAGGGAACACAACGTTGTTAAGGTTGCGTGCAGGGATATTACTGCCCCCGCCTGTACGTATGAACGCTTGCGAGTTCTGCGCTTTAGATGATGGTGACAGTGGCACCCCTAACCAACTTCCTGCAAGGTTCCAGAATCCCATTGTTAGTAATTATTTACGTTTTTGACCTGACTACCGGCGCGGGTTTTAAGCCCCTGCACCGGCTGCTTGGCCGGTAAAATAAGTGCCATTTCGCCTTGTGCAGCGGCGTTGAGGTCTCTGAGCACCTGCTTGAAGTCCTCCAGCCACGCCTCGGGGCGGTTATGCGGGGCCAGTGTTGGTGATAGTCTGAAAACACTCAGCACCACCATACTCAGCTTGATTGTCTGGTTCCTGTTATCACCTTTCACCCACGCTGTATCGTCAGTAAGCGGCGTACCCGGTTCTACCACATACTCCGTAGGTGTTTTCCAGTACGCATAGGTGCTGTTAAGCGCTGTATCGTCCGGGAATACGTTGCCGTAGGGCACGTTGTACGTGTCAACGAACTGTAACTGCGCTGTATGCGAGATACGCACGCTGTCCATGTTGCACACCCACGTATTGCCCCTCCAGTACACCACGTCGTCCTTCTTGTACATCTTGCGATAGTCGAAAAGCGGCGCGTAGGGGTCAAGCAGCGTTGCCGGGTTAGGCTCGCCGTAGCGAGTACAGGTGTCAGGCCACGCCGCGTAAAAAATAGCGTTAGTCGCACCTGCAAACTCCCATTTACCCGGTGTAAAAGTTGCATCAGAGTTGGCGGTAGTGCAGAAATACCCGTTACCCTGGTAGATCACAGGCGCGCCGAGCGCGTATGCCGTGCTTGCGGTCCACGTAGTGAACCCGCCGGTGGCCAATGCCACCACTGCGCGCTCTCCAACCTTGTAGGTACGGGTGGCATTGTACGGCAGGGTGTCCGTAAACTCCATGTCGAGGTTATACCGCTGCGAAATACGGTTAAAAACGTCCTGCACAGCCTGTTGCTCGGCCTGCAAACGCTTCTCGTCGTCCCCCTGCGTCAGTTGAAGCAGCTGGTCGCCCTGTATGTAGCTCTTATAGTCGTTTTTTACGAGATAGCCCATGCCTTAAAAGCGAAAAACCGCCACAGACAAGCCTTTCAAGGCTTATTTATGACGGTTTTTACAAGTTTTTTCGTTCACCATTGCACTATTAGGTCTGCATCTTCACAGCCTTACGGGCAAAATACGGTAAAAAGTTCCGTGTTTCCAAATTTATTTTTCTAAAATGCGTTATGAGGTCTCCTCGGAGCCGATCTCCATGTAAAAGGCTTGCCCCCGTTCTGGAACATGTCGTAGTAGGTGCGGTAGGCTTCGCAGATGATGTAGTCGAATAGGTCAGTGAAGTGGCCCCATGGCTGTACACCAGCAATGCCGTCTACCTTGGTCTTGGTTTTGTCCTTGCTGCTGCCGTCAGGGGCCTCTGCTGTATGCATGAGGTCTGCGATCATGTGGGTACACTGCTTGCCGACCGTGATCTTGAGGTCGAACACGTTCTTTTCGAACACGTCATTGATGAAGTTGCCCCTCATGGCCACGTTAGGGTTAGACCGCCCCACGCGCAGGCGGGGCTTAAAGTAGTCGAGGTACTCGATGGCCAGGGTGAACATGTTCTTACCTGCCTCCAGCGTGGTACTCTCCTTCTTACTCGTGGCATCGCCGTAGACGAACATGCCCGCCTTATGGTCCTTGCCCTGTGGTCCGTACCTGCGGTAAAGCTCCTCACACACCCAGCGTATCTTGTTGTTAGGGTTCTTGGCCGCGATCTCGTCGATACACATAAGGTGCTTGCCGCGAAGCTGGAACACGCCGCAGGGCAGGTAGGGGTTAGAGTTCTCGTCGAAGGACACATGCAGTGCCAGAGTCGGGTCGTACTCAGCCACGCCTACGTCCCTGCTTTGCTTGAAAGACTTGTAGAAAGGCTGACCTGTGGTCTTGACCCCCCACAGCCCTTTAATGACAGCCTCCTGCCGCTCCACGTCACGACCGGCCTGCTCCCTGAGCTGCTGCTCGTACTCGTCATGGTCTATGAAGTGGTTGTCCCGGAAAGTGGAGAAATGCCTGATAACGTTACGCTCTATGCGCTTGCCCTTGTCGTCCACGAGCTCCTGCTCCTCGTTGAACAGCTCAGTGACCAGCCAGTGGTCCTGCATCACGTCACAGTTGTTGAACATGCCGGTGAGCGCCTTGGGCACGCCCTGCTTACGTATGCGGCTCTGCAGCATACCGAACTGCCGGAAGGTGATCTGGTTGATCTCGTCCACCATGATATGCGTGGCATCGTCCCACCCCTTACCTATACTCTCCTCGTCATCACAGCCGAACGCTTTGAACTTATGCCCCGTCGCTTTGCAGCTTATCTCCTTACTGCCGTTAGGCTTCTCGGAGAACTCGAACTCGTCCTCCCAGCCCTCGCGCTTTATGACCGACACGATAGAGCTGTGGAACTCGCTCTTGGCAAGGTCGAACACGGCGCGCCCGTAGAAGCACTTGAAGTAAGGCTCGGTCTTGGCCAGCACCAGGTGCTCCAGTATGCGGTCATGCGTCTTAGAGCTACCATAGGTGCCGTACAACATGATGATCTCCCTGCGTGTCGTCCTCGGACGGTTCCACAGCGGAAGGAAAGCGTCATTGACCGGGAACCCGCCCGCCGAGCGGAGCAAGTCTTGCTTGCTGCGGGGCAGTTTAACCCACGTTGATGCGGGCGCTATGTGATGTCCTGGGTATCTTCCCATACGTTAGTCCATTTCGTGTTCACTGATCCTCGGGTACATCACCTCTCGCAGATAGGTGTCGCGTTCCCTCACCGCGTCAGGCTGTGCGCCGCGCGGGTACTCGGCGCGGTAGGACAGCGAAGCGGCCTCCGCGACAATAGTCTCATGGTGCGTGCCCTCCCACCCTTTAAGCCTGCCGTCAGGCATGTAGCTCTGCATCTTCTCTGTGTGCGGGGCACAGCCGTCCGTAATGTCGTCTACCCTGCGCAGTATCACGTCCAACTGCTCATAGCCTCTGTACCTCCTGATACGGTGAACCCGATACACCCCGTCCTGTGTGTACAGAGGTATCTGTTTGTTAAACGCCTGCTCTATGTCGGCCACCCTGACCGGTGACTCCAAAGGCGGTAAAAGAGATTTAGTGTAGTTGTCTGCTGCCATCGTATAAGTGTTTAAAGCGTTATTTCGTCAAGGTTGTCGAACCCGGCTGTACCGGTAATAGTCTGGGGCTCAGATGGTACGCGCACCTGTATAGGTTCTGGCATAGGTGGTGCCGAGGGTAGCTCCTCGAACTCGATGTCCTCTGCCTCATCGTCTGATGGCTCCGGCAGTGCTGCCTCTGCTGCTGTACTGAGCAGCTTGGCAAACTGATCGTCGGTGAGCGAGTGCTTCACACCGATATTCAGATCAACGTCCTTGCGCTCTCCGAACCGCTTAGGCTGCAACTTCACGAGTCTGAACTTCATCACGTCCACCTCCAGCTTACGCCTCTGCACCTCTGCCATCGCCGCCTGCGGGTTCAGCGGATAACCGTTATCGTCCACCAGCGGGGCGCTTGCCACCTCCTTCATCGAGTCATACTCCAACTCGGTTTGCCTTTCCCTCGCTCGGACGTACTTCTCTAAGAAGTCAGGGTACTTATTCAGCCAGCTCCACACCGTTGATGGTGGCGGCAATTCGTTTGCGGGATCCTGACACAACTTCTCAAGTCCGATGTTACCGGAGGCGAGTAAGGCGCATATCTTGTCTGCTATCTCCGGGGAATATCCCGGTGGCCGTCCTGTTCTCATACTGTAAAAGTAGGGGGAATTGTTGGAGATACCAAAAATATGTGAGAATGAATTATTGGAGATGGGGCTTTATGGAGATACGGGCCTAAGAGGAGTGGGCGGCCATCCGGCTACGCCGTTTGACCGGAATTACTGGAGATACGGGCCTAAGAGGAG